GGCTAATAACTTTCTAGGTAACGATGTAAGTGGAGCAAACCTAATTGCTAACACAGAAAAACATTACCCAGGTGGTACTGTTACGGGTCCAACAAACGTAAGTTTTACTAACGGTAACTTCCAAACATTTACTATTGGATCTAACACACTTACACTAACATTTACTGATTGGCCTACTGCTAACAAAGTTGGTAAGATTAGACTAATGCTTTTAGACACACTAGGCGACAGTACAGCACGTACAGTTTCTTTTGCTACAGAAAACGGAACTATTAAGTATGGTGTAAATGGAGATAATCCTTTTCCATCACCGTTTATTGTAAACAGCAATGATGATCCAGTTTGTGTTGATGTATGGACTTACGACGGTGGCATAACAGTTTACGCACAGTACGTCGGTCAATTCTCATAAGGTATTAAATAATGGATCATCCACTACTATCAGATCTCTCGTCTTTAACAGATGAAGAAATATCAGAAAAGGTTAATAGCCTAACTCAAAAGTGGTTCCAAACTAGAAATCCCGAAGCTCAATATCAAATCCAAACTATGTTAGATACGTATAAGTTAGAAATGATAGACAGATCGAGCAAATCAAAACCAGAAGATGGCAATAAAGATCTTGACAATCTCATCAACATAAGTTAAAATAAGTGTATGCTTATGAAAACTGACGACTTGGGTATCCCCAGATTTACAAACAAAGACTTAATTGATATGATCTATACAGGACATATCGACAAGTGTCATGTTGTTCTTTGTGATCCAAGTGACGATATTGATAAGTTTAATACATTAGCAAAAGATAACGGACTAACAGGACTTAATACCTATATACCGTTAGACGTTAACAAAGAAGAATTTGATGAAGCACTTCAAGAAGATTGGTTCATGCCCAAGAAGTACAAAGATATGGATATTTACAATTACGTATTAGATAAGTGTCCAAACGATACTGCTAAAATGGCTAGAACATGTGAAGAACTAACAGAGTACGATAGACGTAATATGTTTGACTTATTAAAGTATATGGTATATTTGGTAGACTTTATGCGTGAACACAATATTGTATGGGGTGTAGGTAGAGGTAGTAGTGTATCCAGCTATGTGCTATACTTAATTGGTGTACATAAAGTAGATTCCTGCCAGTTTGACCTAGACTACCATGAGTTCATGAGATAAATACGTATATAACCAGGAGAATATAATTATGGCAATGAAGCAAACAGGTCGTAAAGTTTACAAAAGTATGCAAGGTAAGTCCGTTGATATGGATCTACTACGCCAACGTAATGAACTTACACCAGCAGTAGGAAATGCTAGAGTTAATGCACGTGGTGATGAATTAGGCCCAGGTGGCAAAATCATTCGTAAGCGTGATGAAATTTTAGACGAGTATTACAAAGATCATCCACAAGCAGTTGCAGACGAAGTAGCAGGAACACAACCGGTACAACAGCCAGTTGCACAACCTGTAGCAGAAGTTAAAGAAACTGTTAAAGCTACACCAAAAAAAGCAACAAAAGCTACTCCTTCTAAAGTAGAAGCAGAGATGGCGGCTATTGACGAAGAAGCTGACGAAACCGGTACAGCGTGGGTAGAAGACGCTGATGGTAATTTTGTGAAAAAAGGTGACTAATGGAACTTAATACTACTATGATGGGCCAAGGCCCTAAGATGAAAACAAAAGTATCTGGCAAGGTGCGTCCAATTCATGACGGTGTACTTGCAATGGATATGGAATTTGGCGAACGTACTACTAAAGGTGGTATTATTTTGTCAAGTGACGATGGCAAGGAAAGAGGCATCCGTCCTAGATGGTGCAAGATCTATGCAATCGGACACGAAAATAAAGACCCTTATGAAGTTGGCGATTGGATCTATGTAGAGCATGGTCGTTGGAGTAGAGGCTTTATTACTGATGACCCAGATCATGGTGAGATTGAACTTAGGCTAATTGATGTTAATGGCATTATGCTTACAAGTAAAGAAAAACCAAGTGATGATGGTATGGGTTCTGAAACAGACTTATCACAACCTAGTATTGACCCAAGCGAATTCGTTCGTGCATAACACCCTATAAAAGAAAGAGGATTATCTTATGGCTGAGATTGACCTAAACAAATATAAAGAATTTGTTGACGCAGTTACTTCCGACGAAAGCTCAAAGAATGAAGACTTTACAAGTCATTGGGCACAACTAAACTATTCCCCAGAAGTTAATATGCCAAGACTATTAACTGCCTCTATGGGACTAGGAGCCGAAGCAGGCGAATTTACCGAAATTATTAAAAAAATTATGTTCCAAGGTAAGCCTTTAGATAAGGATAACATTTGGCACATGCAACGTGAACTAGGTGATATCATGTGGTATTGGATGCAAGGATGTATGGCATTAGACATTGATCCTAACGAAGTTATTCAAATGAATATTGATAAACTTAAAGCACGTTATCCTGGTGGTGAATTTGATGCACATTATTCCGAAAACAGAGTCAAGGGCGATTTGTAAAAAAGAGCTTGACTTTTCAGCAAAGATAGTTTATAATTAACTTATGAACTATGATCTTGATAAAATAATAGTACTTGACGATGTGGTGCCACAATGGTTACATGACCAAGCCATAAGTCAAGTACTAAACACTCCAGTTAGTTATGGACACAGAGGTTTAGGGCCTGATCAAGGTCACCCAATCTTTAGTCAACAATACACTCACGAACAAGTACATAAAGCACCGTGGACTTTAAAAGCAGTTTGGCACGCTTTTGAACATCATAAGCATATGATCGACGATGACGTTGGTGATATACAATTAAACCAAATACAAATTAATCTTACTACAAAAGAACACGCAGGAGCATTACACGTTGATAGTGGTGATGACGTACCTGCATACACAATGGTGTATCTTGTTCAAGGAGATACAGGTATGGACTTTTGGGATAACAATCCTGATCGTGGTGGAAAGAAGATTGACGAAGTAGAATACAAAGAAGGTAGATTAATTGTCTTTCCAAGTCGTTACATTCATAGAGGTATACCTACTAACAAAGTAAGTCCTCGTGTTACTGCTGGTTATGTGTTTAGTGGTAAAAGTACACAATTTGCTAGAGACCGTAACATTGTATTACCTATATTTAAAAAGGAGCAACAGCGATTTGCCGGCCATAGATAAAAATAATATTTTAGTATTTGATGATTTAGTACCAGACTATCTAATGGATCAAATGGATTCTAGTATATTGCATATGCCTTTGCGTTTTGGTCACAGAGGATTAGGATACGATGAAGGATATACTACTTTTAGTGAACAATGGGTACGTGAAATACAACAAGGTGCAACAGTAGAACATACAAATTTTTTAGTTGACATGCCATGGGAGTTTAAAACACTATGGTGTATAGTTAACCACAAACGAGAAAAACTTTTTAAAAATATACATCAGGGATTACAATTAAATCAAGTACAAGTCAATCTTACTACAAAAGAACACGTTGGAGGACTACATACAGATGCACCCGACGACACGGCACAGTTAGAAATGCCAGGTTGGTTGCCTTCACATACATTAGTATATTTTATGGAAGGTGATAGTGGGTTAGATTTTTGCGAATACGATAGTGTAAACTTTGAGGTAAAAACTGTGGAACACATTGAATGGAAAAAAGGACGTTGTGTAGTATTTCCAAGCAGTTATCCACATAAAGGTTTAGAACCTGTAAACGTAAGCCCACGTGTTACAGTAGGATTTATTTTTAACGGACTTCCGTTACAACGACAAGAGGACAAACAATGACAGTAGGTATTACATTTAGCAGTTTTGATTTGTTCCATAGTGGACATGTTGCTATGCTTAAAGAAGCAAGTGAAAACTGTAACTATTTGATTGTAGGATTACAAACAGATCCAACTATTGATCGACCAGAAAAGAATAAACCTATACAAAGTGTATTTGAACGATATGTCCAATTAAAAGGTTGTAGCTACATTGATGAAATTATTCCATATGCAACAGAACAAGATTTAATGGATATACTATTAACTTATACATTGAATCGTAGATTTATTGGTGAAGAATACCGTGATAAAGAGTTTACAGGTAAGCAGATTTGTGTTGACAAAGGCATAGAATTGTATTATAATAAAAGACAACACTCATTTAGTACATCTAATTTGAGAAAACGAATAAGCGAGGCACAGACATGAAGGAACTTTGGGTAGAAAAATATCGTCCTAAGACAGTAGACGGATATGTGTTCAGAGATGAGCATCAAAAGAAACAAGTACAAACGTGGATCAAAGATAAAACTATTCCGCATTTGTTATTCAGTGGTAATGCTGGTATTGGTAAAACAACACTTGCTAAACTATTATTCAACGAATTAGATCTAAATGATTTAGACATATTAGAAATTAACGCAAGTAGAACAAACTCCGTAGAAGATGTACGTGCTAAGATTGTAAACTTTGTACAGATGATTCCATTTGGTGACTTTAAGGTTGTACTACTTGATGAGGCTGATTACTTGTCGCCAAACGCACAAGCGGCACTACGTGGTGTGATGGAAGAATATCATACTACTGCAAGGTTTATTTTAACTTGTAACTATCCAAACAGAATTATTCCTGCACTACATTCAAGATGTCAAGGCTTTCATATTGCAAAAGTTGATCAAACAGAGTTTACTGCTCGTGTTGCAGAGATTCTTATTACAGAAGGTGTACAACCTGATCTAGATACTTTAGACACTTATGTAAAAGCAACGTATCCAGACTTACGTAAATGCATTAACATGGTGCAAATGAACAGTACAGAAGGTGTACTAATCAAACCTAATGAAGCTGACAAGACAGAAGCTGATTGGAAACTTGATATGGTACAACTATTTAAAGCAGGTAAGATTACAGAAGCACGTAAACTTGTTTGTGCAAGTGCTAGAGCTGAAGAGATGGAAGAGATTTATCGTTGGCTTTATGACAACATTGATTTGTTTGGTGATCCTGATCAACAGGACAAAGCTATTATGATTATTAAACAAGGCTTAGTGGATCATACATTAGTTGTAGATCCAGAAATTAACTTAGCCGCTACATTGATTAAACTTGGTAAAGTATAATGAAAATTCGCTACTACAGGTCAATAGACGGACCAAGGTGGATAGGATTTGCATTAGCCATTGTAGCCGCTTTTATTCTTTCGGAAGCAAACCCCGAAACACAATGGATAGGTTGGGCCTTGGCCTCGTGTAGTTGTGTGATGTGGGTTTACTTTGGGATAAAGGACAAGGACACACCTAGAGCATTAATGGAAGGTATGTACTTGTTATTATCTTTACGTGCAATATGGAACTGGGTGGTATAGTATGAGTTATTTGGTTAATAATAATTGTGTTAATTGTAAGCATATGACATGCGTAGAGGTATGTCCTGTGGATTGTTTTTATGAAGGTGAAAATATGCTTGTTATTAACCCAGATGAATGTATAGACTGCGGTGTATGTGAACCAGAATGCCCCGTAGATGCTATTATTACAGAGGATCAGGACGACGGAACTTGGTTTAATATCAACGCTAAGTATAGTTATGAATGGCCTAACATTACACAAGTTAGGGAAGAAGATGTTTTAGCTAATAAAATACCTACAGTAGATGTTATGTCAACTAAACCGGGTAAAGGAGATCAATAATGGCAATAGGTAAGATGAGAGCAAGTCACATATTGCTTTCTTATAGGGGTGCAGAGAATTCTACACATGGCAGAGGCATTGGCGAAGCAATGGCCGAAGGTGAACGTATTATTAAACAACTACATGAAGGTGGTGTTTCTTTTGATCAAATGGCAAAAGAGAATTCTGCATGTCCAAGTAAAAATAATGGCGGAGACTTAGGTTGGTTTGAACCAACTGATATGGTATTAGAATTTAGTACAGCATGTGCGGCGATTCCAAAAGGAGATTTAGGACCACATCCTTTTGTTACAAAATTTGGCGTACATGTTATATGGAGAACAGGCTAATAATGACTGTTAAAAAGGACTTTCCGGGTAATCTTATACAAGTTAGTATACTAGAACGTGAAGTTGAATATGCAAAATCCTGTTTACGTGAACACGATACAGGTCACATACACACAGCCATTAGTTGGCTAGAACATAGAATAGAGGAATTAAAGAATGAACGTTAAATTAGTATCTTACTCAAAGGCAACAGACGAGTTTACAACTGAAGGTGTTGACGATTTACAAGAGCTAATAGCATTTTGTGCCAAAGTAAGTAACCCGGCGGCACAAATTAATAACGAAACTAGTGAACGTTTAATTAAGTACTTGATCAAACATCAACATTGGTCACCATTAGAGATGGTTAATGCTTGTTTAGAGATTAAAACTACACGTGACATTGCACATCAAATTGTGCGTCATAGAAGTTTTAGTTTCCAAGAGTTTAGTCAACGTTATGCTAATCCAGAAGAACAAGGCGACATGTTTGAATACAGTGAAGCACGTTTACAAGATACTAAGAACAGACAAAACAGTATTGAGACCGAAGACAAAGAATTAGCAATGTGGTGGGACGCACAACAAAAGCATGTTGCTGAAGTATCTAAGGTTATTTACGATAATGCTATTGAAAAAGGTATTGCTAAAGAACAAGCACGTAAGGTATTACCCGAAGGTATTACTAAAACAACATTGTACATGAATGGTACTCTACGTAGTTGGTTACATTACATTGATCTACGTGGTGCTAATGGTACACAAAAAGAACATATGGAAATTGCTCATGCATGTGCAAAAGTAATTGCGGAGATATTTCCTTTAATGGAAACAATTAATGACTAACCCAGAACCTGTAATATTTTTTGAAACTGAAAAGTGGGCTGTACGTAAACATGCCCCTATTGAACCTGCTGGTAAATTTAAACCAGAAGCATGGAAGAAGATGCCTGCCTATGTGAATAAACAAAAGCATAAAATAGACAGTGATCAAACTTCAAAAGGTTGTCCAGGTATCAAAGATTTTATGGAAACAGGGTTTGTTATTCCTGCTTGGTGTGATATGGAAATTATTCCTAGTGAGGACGGCAACTATGTAAACACACGTTATAGTGATCCTACTTACAATGCCGCACATCATCCTGCAGATCAAGTAAGTGTTCCTGGTGCTGAAATATTAACCAAGTTTGGTGTAAGAGCCGCAGTCAAATTAGACTGTCCTTGGAAGATATGGAGTAAGCCTAACTGGAGTGTACTATATCAACCTATGTTTTATCATGAAGATAGGAACTACGAAGCAATACCTGGTATCATTGACCATGACTTAGGTGCTTTGATTAGTCCTATTAATATTATGTTAAAAGAGATTAAGCCCACTTTCATAAAAATGGGTGAACCTTTAGTGCAACTGATCCCAATTAAAAGAGAAACAGTTGTCGCTCGTTCAGGTGACCTGAGCGAAACAAGTGTTAATAGACACAATGCTATTATAGGATTACAAAATATAATCTTTAATACATGGTCTAAATGGCAACACTCTAAGAAGACCTATATCGTCGATAAAAACGATACAGATCTTCCTGGGGATAATTAATTACTCATCGCCGTAAACAGCTAGTACTTCTTTAACTGCATCATGCCTTTCAATATCATGGGTTTGGAATCTGACTATGTCAATGTGTGATGTTTCTCTATGTTTTTCTAACGATTTAATAAAATCAATCAAACCGTTATTACTCAACTTATCAGCTTGAGCTAAATCGCCTGTTACTACCATCTGTGATCGCTCACCGATACGTGTTAATAACATTTTCATTTGGTTTGGCGTTGCGTTTTGCATCTCGTCCGCAACAATTATTGATCGTTTAAACGTTCGACCCCTCATATAAGCTAAAGGTGAAATTTCAATAACACCATCGTACATCATACCTTCAAGTTCTTTAGCACTAAAGTACTCTTTAAAAACATCAAAGATAGGTCTTGTCCATGGAGCCATTTTCTCTTCCATTGTTCCTGGTAAAAAACCAAGATCTTCGTCAGCTGAAACAGCAGGTCTAGTAACAACAATTTTGTCAATCTTCTTTTCCTTGAATAACTTAATAGCCACCTGGACCGCTAGTAAGGTCTTACCGGTTCCCGCAGGACCAACACCGAAGACTATGTCTTTCTTCGGGTCCAACAGTTTTAGCATATATGTTTCTTGGTTAATATTTCTTGGAAGTATGTTGATTTGTTTTGGTTGTTGTTTTGAAAAGCTAATAACGTTGTTACTAGCCGGGGTTTTTTGAGCTCTTGCTCGTCTTTTAGCACCCATTAAGTTCCTCCTTCATGAGTTAATATAAAGACAGTCACTGTAGATTCACAGTATTACTGCCCTACAAAAATATTTACCTTTATATGCACAAGACAAAACTGCACACTTATAGATCGTATCCGGATAAATAAGTGTATAAGAATAGGTGAAAACAACATGCGTGATGTATTAGATATTATTACAAACATTGAAAGTATATACGAAAGTGATACTGCTTTAAGTGTTTTAAAAGACTTTGAACGTGTATTAGACGAATTAGATCTATATGTGTATGCTAACTGGGAAGATGGCGAGTTAGTTGAAGGTCCTAAAATAGAAAGACATTGGGTTAAGGCTTCGTTTATGTGGCCTAAGGACAAAATGCCTGATCCAGCAGGTGGTAAAAGACTGCTAGATTATGACTGTTATGTTTCGTATGAAAAAACAGCTATCTTAAAACCACGAAAAATTAAAGAACCAGACGATATTCGTCCAGGTACTAAAAAGGGCAAACTAGATAGAGAACCAGTTTGGGTAGTAACTATTAAAATGCCGAAAGAACTTATATTAAATATCTATAGCGGATACAAAGAGCAGTTAGACTTCACTAAAGAACCAGCCGTTGCATCAACTCAACCAGCAGTTGACGATGTTGCACAAGAAGGCGAAACAGCCGCAGTTGAAGGCGGAGCAGTTTAATGGGATTAATAGCTGGAGATCTAAACGATTTAGTATTACCTGTATTTGAAATTGACAGTTTCAAATCAAAGATGGGTGATGACAAAGACATTGTAGTATGTAGCTTTAGTTGTATGTCTGAAGCACCTGCAAAAGACTTAATGAACTTCTTTGAAAAAGGATATTCATATGTACTTGATGCAGATGTTACTTCAGGAGAACAAACTGATGGTACTTACAAAGTATTTGTAGAAATCGAACGCCATAAAGATATTCCAAATCAAATAATGGAAATGCTAGATGGTGTTGGTAAGTTAGCTAATATAGATAAATTTAAATTTCGTTATTACAAAAGTTTCAAAAGTCAAGAAGCACAAATGGAAAACATTTCAGCAACAGTTCCATTAGATAAAAGTGCATACGAAATTAAAGTAAATGAAAACAACATGGATAACTACAAGAACTTCTTTAGTAAGAGTTACCTTGATAGTATAGACTTAAAAGAAAACAAAATTAAGTTTAGTAAAATTTATGCTGAACCACTTACTTACAATGTTGTAGATTTTGGTAAAAGTAGTCACATAGAAACCACAATTACTGAAAAATACGATGTCAATTCTTTCGCAGAAATAATTTTCCTTACTAAATATATTGGAGACTACAATATATCCAAGTACGGAGACCACTTCCTAATCGAAAATAATGGTTATACTGTTGTCCTAAAAAAATAGGAAACCATAAAATGCAAGAAAATTACGACAAGTGTTTAGAAACAATTTTACACCACGAAGGTGGATATGTAAATCACCCTAGCGACCCAGGTGGGGAAACAAACATGGGTGTTACCAAAAAAGTTTATGTAGCGTTCGGCGGAACTAAGGATATGAAAGACTTAGAATTCGACGATGTTGCGCCTATCTACAGAAAGAATTACTGGGATAGAATGAAGTGCGATAACGTACCAGCAGGGTTAGACTTATGTTTATTTGACTTTGGTGTTAACGCAGGCACAGGTAGAAGTGCTAAATTTTTACAACGTATGATTGGAACTACTGCTGATGGCGGTATTGGACCAAACACACTTAAAAAATTAGCTGACTACATTGATACACATGGACTTGAAGAAACTATTAAAGAGTTCCAAGAAGACCGTCAAGACTACTATGAAAAACTATCTACGTTTAAAACGTTTGGTAGAGGTTGGACACGTAGAGTAGACGAAACAACGGAACTTGCTTTGTCAATGGTATGAGCCAGTACTGCCAAAACTGCGGAAGACAGCACGAAGGTAGACTAATTGAAACGTTTACAGACGGTGATGGAAAACCAATTGAAATTATCGTCTGTGAACAACACAGATATGAGGTGAAAGATGATAGGGTCAATTAAAATTGCATTAGTAATTATTATGATGGCCGGTGCCGGTGGCGGTGTTATGTATGTAAAAACA